GTCTACTTCTATCACTTAAACTTGATAATATCATTAAAGTTAATATTGAAACCATCAGAAGATGTTATGTCTACACTTTCTTTAGGCTTGCCATATCTGTAACCAAAATACAATGACATAGCACGACTATCACCTTTTAGTATTTGTTTGCCAAGTGTTTTAATTACCTCATCATTATCAATAAGATTATCTAACTTTTCTATTAGTTTAAGTTCGTCTGCTTTCTTTGGTCTACCAGCACCATCTCTTTTACCACCGTTGTTTTTTCTTTTATCCATTTGATACAAATTTGTTTATTCAATTATATAACGTAATTAAACTTTGTTTTTAGAACATTGTTAATTGTTGCTTATGTTGCTCTATTCTTTTTATTGCTGCATCGTAATATTCTTTATCAAGTTCACAAGCGGTTAAATCATATTTTAAGTTATGACAAGCAATAGCAATACTCCCACTTCCTAAATGAGTGTCTAATATTTTATCGCCCTCTTTAGCATAATTCATAAGTAGCCATTCGTATAAAGTAACTGGTTTTTGACAAGGGTGAATATCAAAATCTTTTTTATTTAATTCATTGTATCTATCTGTATTACTCCAATCGTATCTGTAAAAATCTACCTTTTTTAATCTACTATAACTTGCAATTTCACATTTACTCATATTTGGATGCTTTACATCTTTATACCACACTATTGCACCACCTTTATTATTAAAACAATTATAATAATTAGCACCCCATATAATTTGTTCTTTACTTACTCTTTCTAATTCTTTAAAATAATCAATGTTTGGTGTTTTGTTATTCCAATCATATTTCCATTTAACACCTTTATCTCGGTGGTTAAAATTTCCAATTCCATAAGGTGGGTCAACTATTGCCAAGTCAAAGTAATTATCTGGATAGCGAGCCATTAACAACATATTATCTTCATTTGTTATATTCATCTTTTCAGCTTTAACTTTAACAGTCTTTCTCTTATTGCTTTTCTTTCTTTACCCTTTGGTAATTTGTCTAACAGTTGTTGTAGCTTTTGTATTAGTTTCTTGCTCATATTAAAATAGTGTTTTCTGAATGTTTACATCTTGATAATTCATTAATATATTACCACCATCATTATACATTTGTTTATTACATTTAGGGTAGTCTGTTATTATTGGGTATCTAAATTTTTTAATCATATCTTTTTTAGTGTTTCTGTCAGCATTTATGAAAAAGTACCTATATTTTATTTTAGGTTTTATCCTTTCTATATTATTTTCCTTTGCCCATTTTGCTATTGCTGTAATTCCTAATCTTTCAGTTATTGATTTTGGATGCATCTTTTTACCATCTACAATATATTCGCAATCGTGTGCTTTATTTCCTCCCGTATAAATCCAATTTGTACTTTGGTAAACAATACCGCAATGGTTCATATTGCTATCTGCATAACTAACTACTATATTATTTTTAGGCAACATTTTTAAACTGTTTCCAACTAAAAAAGATGCTGCGTTTTTTTGTCTTGTTTGTATTACTAATCTTGTTAGTTCATATACTTTGTATTCGCTTCTAATACTCTCTAAAAAAACATTCTTTTCTATTTGTATTGGTGGTCTGCCATAAACCACAATGCCTTCTATTTTGTTTTTAATAATTAACCCATAAGCAAATTGAAACATTGGCTTTCTTTTAGCGTAGTGTTTTTCTAAACACCATTTCATTGCTTGTTTATATGTTATTTTTTTTACTTCCATTAAGCCACATTAAGTAAGTAATTAATTTCTTTTAGTACTTCTTGATAGTATTCTATTGCTTGGTTGTTAGATGGTTTTATTATTTCGTTTTCAAGTATAAGTCTTATATGTACTTTAGCACATTGTTTTGCTTCTGTGCTTGTTGTTGTTTCTACATAAAATGCTTTTGCTAATTGGTATGCTTTCTCTTTTGGTGTTTGCATAAATAGCCATTCTTTTTTAATCACGTTGCACAGTTTATTATTTCGTATTCACTATTGTTTTGCTTCCATTCAAAAGACTTTAATACTAAAGCTGCACGTTCATCATACATTGTTTTTTGTTTTTCTTCTAAATCTCTGTATTGCTTTTCATTTTTAGTGTAACCACCATTGAATTGGCTTAACTTTTCTATTGCTTTGAAATAATCTTTTTCTAGTGTTGCATATTTTTTTTGTATTACTTCTAATTTAGTTATTTGGCTATACTCTATTTGTGATTTAACTATAAAGTTACTTTCTAATTTATCGTAGTAATCAAATCTTGATTGCTTATAGATAGGGTACATTTTGTTTGCGTGTATTGCCGTTGCGTGGTCAAATGATTTGCCTTTTGATTTTATAAAGTCTGATATACTTACCCACCTCATATCAAGTTTGTTTCTTAATATATGACAAAGCAATGCTCTATGCTCAACATATTCTCTTTCCCTTGTTTGTTTGTATATATCTAGACCAGTTAAACTAATAAGTAATTCACTTACTTGTTCTGGTGTTTCTAATATTGTTGGTATTGTATTGTATTCCATTCTATTTACTTTGTAGTTTTTGAATGTATAATGCTGCATCCATTAGTTCTTCTTTAAGGTGCTGCAAAAAGTCATCTTTGTTATTGTCTTGTAAGGTTGTTTTGTATTTGTCTATTCCTACACAACTTCTTATATCAAATTCTCTTTTTAAATCTTCTACTATTTTATCTTTCATTTTATTTCTCCTTTTAAAGCAAAGTTTCTTTCTCTATACATTTTGTTGTATACTGAAATTTTCTCTTTGTTATTATCTCTATATTTCTGTTTTTGCAAAGCCAAACTATCTGGGTTATTTTTTCTCCACTCCTTTTGCCTTTTGTTTAAAACTTCTCTGTTTGCTTCTCTATATTCTTTTTCTTGGTTTGCTATTTTTTCTTTGTTTGCTAACCTATAAGTAATATTGTATGCCCTTCTTTCTTTTGGTGTCATTCTGTTCTTAATTTTAAAAGGTGATAGCACTCTGTGTATTTTTGTCTTGCTTTACCTTTGTATTCTTGTTTAAATAATTCATATAGCTTTCTTGTGTATTGGTATTTTGTTTCACAATCTTTAAAATACTTACCAGCAAAAACTTTTCCCTTACCAAGAAAGTACTGCACATTGTCTGCACTGTCCCCGATTATAAATTGCTCATAGAAATTGTACATAGCTTCTTCTTCTGATATGTCTAATATTACTTTATGCTTATAGTGATAGTTGTACATCAAGCAAGGAAACTGTTTATAGTCTTTATCTATGCTGACTATCATTACTTCATCTCTGCCAATATCATCACTAATTTGCTTCCAGTACCTTGCAACCATATCATCTGTTTCAATACCGTAACCCCATATGCTATCATAGTGGTCTTTTACAAACTCGTGCATCTCATTTAGTAAAGGTGGTAATTCTTGTTTCTTTCTGTTGGCTTTGTACTTTGGTGTGATTAACTTTCTAAAGTTACCCTTTGAACCACTAAAACATAATACTTTATCTATTGCATAACGCATCTCCAAGTCATTTACAATTTTCATATACTGCTGGTCAAACTTGTTCCTTGCATCTTCTATGTCTGTGTAGTACTTTTCATCATCTGGTGTTTCTCTTTTACGATAGCAACTTGCAAAAATTAAACTATCTGCATCAACTAATAAAATCATAATGCTTCTTTAATCATTTCAAGGTGCATTTCTTGCATCTTCTTTTGTTCTTTAGTTACCATACCAATTATACTTGGTAAGTCTCTAAAAAGCTGGTCTACTTCCATTACAAGTGTTTTGTTATCATCGTAACCAATATACAACTCACCATCTGAACAATGTAAGCTATCTGTTTCACCTATGTAAGTATGTGATTGTGCTTCTTCTAGTTGTGCTTCTAAAATCTTAATTCTTGTTTCTAATTTTTCTATTCTGTTATCTTGTCCCATTTGTCTATTGTTATGTTAAGTTTTAAATAATTCTTTTTTCCTTGTTTTACTTGGTAGTTAATATGTACATCAGTTATCTCACTATCTTGTTTTGTGTGATATTCTATCTGCTTTCTTAACTTTTCCCAAGCTGCTTTGTTTACTTCCATACCGCAATATAAAACTATTTACTTTATAAACAAAACATTTAACAACTAATTTGGTTCTATATTTATATTTATTCT